TGATACAAGCAATGCTTTGTATGACGTGTTCACTGTTGCTGAACTTGCTGCTCAGGTTACTGCTGGTGCTGTTTATGTTGAATGCGATAAGGCTGGTGCTGGTGCAGTTTATAAAAACATTCCTACACACTTGTTGGCTTATGACGTACCTAAATATGCTGATGCTACTACTTATTCATGTAGTGCTGCTTTTGGTGGAGCTATTTATGAAAGACGCATCCCGCCTATTCCTGCTGCATTGAAAACAGTTCTCCCTAAAGTTACATTCTTAAAATCTAAATAATTATGGTACAGCAATCTTCTTTTTATGCACTTCTTGGTGGAGTTAAGCCAATGCAAGTAATCGTAGATGCCGTTAATGCCAAATATAACAATACAGCTTGGAAACGTGACTTTGTTTGGGGACGTGAGCAACTTGATTTGAACTTTAATGTTCTTTCTTCTCAGGTAGGTATTGCTGCTATGGCGGCTGTTATTGATATGAATGCACCTAAACCGCTTCGTAATGTACGTGGCATCTCTCATTATGGTGGTTCTATTCCTAAGTTCGGTCACGCTTTTGATGTTGATGAGACGGATATGCGTAACCAGCAGTATTTGATTGCAAACGGTGGTGCTTACGACCCGGCTGTTATTGCTGACGTGTTCTTTGGAAACATTGATAAGCTGATTCAAGGTGCTCACGCTCGTTTGAATAACATGGCTGAGCAGGCTCGTTCTACTGGGTCAATTGTAGTTAACGGAACTAACAACCCTGACGGAACTCCTTCTTATGTTAACGTAGACCTTCGTGTCCCTGCTGCTAACAAAAAGAAAGCTGGTTTCGGGCAGACTACTCCTGCTGCTTGGACTGACTTGACTGATGGCAATCCTATTCAAGATTTGATTGACATGGTTAAGTATGCAGATGATAATGGTATTATGTACGGTGCATTCGAAATGAGCAAAACTTTGTGGAACTCATTTATTGTTCATCCTGCCGTAACATCATTTGTTAAAGGTCGTTTGCAGATTCAGTCTGGTGTAGCTTATGCAATTGGAGAAAGAGACGTTAGAGCTGCTTTGGACGGATTTAATCTCCCTCCGATTGTTATTAGTGATAACAGGCAGTCTGTTGAAATTGATGGAGTAAACTCTATCCTTACAGACCCTGCCTTCGATGCTGGCAATGTTATTCTTAGACCATCCGCCGTGTTGGGTGAAGTTAAGAATGCTATCTCTATGCACCGTATGGCTCCGTCTGACCCGTTGAATGTTAGAACAACTGCTGAACAAGGTCGTTTTGCTTTGTTGTCTACTTGGGATTCTAAATCTTTGATTAACCACGTTGAATTGGAATGTTTGGCTATCCCTACATTATCCAATCCTAAAAACTTGGTTATTCTTGATACTACCGAAGCACACTCTTAATATTAAAGTATGGCTGTATTTGACTATACATTTGATTTTACCTTTCAATACCAAACTCCCGTGTCACTCTCGGCACGGGGGAGCGGTATACTAAATGGTGGAGGTGTATATCCTGCTGGAGTAGATGTTGAAATTGAAGCTATCCCTGCAAGTTATATGCAATTCCGCCATTGGATTTACGAGGATCAAATTATAGAAGAAAACCCGTATACATTTAGAGCGTTAGAAAAGGAAATGAACTTTATAGCCGTATTTTATATGTTGATAGAAGATTACTTAAAGGGAATGATTGGCTACCCTGTTTCAGATGCATCGGTTTATGCAGCAGAAACGAATAGAGATATTGTATTTGGCTCTGATACTGCTACCGTATCTGTTAAACAACGTGATTTGGCTTTAGCTGATTTGATTACTATTATCTGCCAATCTCCATCTATTACAGGCGGTGAGGAAACTATGGGTGATTGGAAGAGCAAACAGTCAAGCATGAGCGTTAATGGTGTGGCTGCTTTGATGAAACGGGCAAATGCTATCTATGAGAAGTACGGTGAGAATGCGAGTGGATTAAGATTAAAAGATAGAACAGACGCATGGTAAGCAATCCGAGATACCCGCATAGTTGTGTCATAAGCAGAAATACTGTAACAAACACATTTCCACCAACAGAAGTATTGGCTACTATACTTGAAAGTGAGTGCCAAAATCAAGTTAATTCAGGAGGTGGCACAACTAAGGTGAACGGTATGTACGATTCTGAATACAGATGCTACATTCCTTTGCAAACTACTCCGATTTACATTGCACCAGACGATGTGATTGTAGTCAATGATATTAATCGGATTATAAAAGGAAGGATTGTACAGCATCAATACGGTAATTTAGGCATAACAGTTTGGTATAATCAAGACAATACGCCAAGTGAAAAATAACAACTCCGAAATAGACAAGTCGTTAGTCAAGATAAAATCTAAGGTGCATAATACCATGATTGAAGGACTAAAGGTTGCTGGACGTGAAGGAGTATCTTATGCAAGAACAAATAAGGTATGGCAAAACAGAACAGGCAACTTAAACGATTCTTTCGGATTTGCAATTTATTACAACGGATCGCAAGTATTTAAAGAAGTTGATTCAAATAGTGCTACCGTACCTAAGATGGGAAAGAAAGGTCATGACGAAGCTGTAAACTTTTTAGATTCATACGATGCAGGAATGGGATATACTTTGGTTGTTGTTGCTGGTATGTATTACGCAAAACCGTTAGAGGTAAACAGAAAATATGACGTTTTATTCGGTTCTTTTGTAAATGCTAAAGAACATTTAGAATTTAAACCAATTAATACGAATTATTACAATGAATAAGAATTATGACGTAAGTAAAATAGAAGGTGCTGTTTGGACTGCATTGGTTGGTGGAGTAATATCGGCTGACAGATTATTTACAGGTTCACGACCATCAGGCATAACATCTAATTCATTTATTGTAATTAATGTTGTAACAAACCTGTACGATAAGAAGGCGTATGGAACATGCAATATTGCTGTTGACATATACGCAAAGGATTTGACAGGCGGAAGGAAAGATGCTGCTACATTAATGTCGCTGCATGATAAGGTAATTGATGTGCTACCTATAAAAACATCACCATACTATATTGGATATTATAGTGAAGCTTCTTTGGACGATGGTTTAGGCTACCATATTACAAAGATTTATTTAGATTGCATAGTCACACAAACAGTATAATACAAACATTAAAATTAAAAATTATGGCACTTACAAACGTACCTATTGTAGCCCACGGACTTAAATCTCTCTCCATAGCAACTCTTGGGAAAATCTCAACTGCCACATGGGAGCAGATCGGATATGTAACCGAAGGCTCTGTTTCTGTAAATTTTGAAGCTCCTACTGCCAATGCAAAGATGGTTGAGGAATTGGCTTCCGCACTAATAACTAAGTTTGAACAAGGGGCAAAAAGTATCGAATTGGATATTCCTAACGTTTCAAGCTCAATGATGACCACCCTCGGATGTACCGTTACTACCGGAGCTACCGAGAATATCGTTGCAATTCCTGATGGGGTTACCGTATTGTCAAAAATGGTTAAGTTTGAATTTAACGAAGGAGCTAAGGCTCTTTATTTTACCAATGCAAATATCGTTTGGAACTTTGCAGGCGGAATGACAAAGACCGGAACTGATACGTTCGATATTCACCTGACTATTGTACCTAATTCCGGACTTGGAGGAGCTACTTACGAAACTACTGGTGTTATCCTTGCATTACCAGGAACAGGAGCTTAATAATTAACCTAATCAGATAAGAGGGGCGGTGAGCATATCGCCTGCCCCTTTTTTTGTTACAAGTAAAATCAAATAAAATATGTCGGATACAAATAAACAAGCTAAGGCTCAACAATTACAGCATGAAATAGATAATAACTTACCTTTTGACGTTAAGGTAGGCAATAAAACATTTAAAGTAAAATACTTGACAAGCAATTGTTCGTCACGTTTCAGTTATGAAATATCTAAGAAGTTAGAGCGATTGTCGGATGGTACTGATATAACTAAAGTATTGAAATGTGTTGCTGAGAATGCTACACTTGCTCCAAAATGTTTGTCTATTGTAATTCTTGGTTCATACATTAAAATCAAACTATTTCATTGGATATTTTGGAGGTGGTTGCATTTCACTAAAACAAACAGGGAGTTGTATATCGCTTTGGAAAGTTGTTTTACCCCGCTTGATTTGGGTTTTTTTTTGACTGTTTCGGAATTGTTAGAGAATATGAATTATCTGACGATGAAGATGACGAAAGCGGAAGCCAAACTTATACGCCAAGAACTGAAATCGGAAGCAAATCAGACTTCCTAAGATTATTCCCGCAGATTACTGAATATCAGTATATGCACAAGCTAAGCGTTGTTAAGAAGCTTATTATGGTAAGTGATATGACAAGAACGCATTATAAAAAAGAAAATAAAAAGTCGAATAATAGGAATATAAGCAATTCAAACTCAAGAAAGCTAACAAAGGATGAAGCTACTCCAGAGGGATTGTTTTCATTATTCGGAGGTAAATAATAATAATAAACAGCATAGCCATGTCTGAAAAAATAGGTGAATTATATTACGAAATAACTGGTGATGATAGCAGTTTAGCTAAAACACTTGAAAGGATTAAAGCTGAATTAAAAGAAGCGGAGAACAGCGTTGTTTCATTGAATGAAAAAGCTGGTAGTAAAAAGCTAACTGATGCTTTTTCAAAGACTGGCGAAACTATTCAACAAGTAAAGAATCAATTATCAGCTTTGAAATCTGTATGGAATCAATTAGAATTTGGCGATACAGCAGGTCAAAGCTAGGTAATTGCAAAATATAAAGAACTTTCTGCAATATTGAACAACTATGGTAAAAGCATGGATTCAATAGTGAAGGATGAAAATAAAGTGGTTGTTACGGCTAAAACTTTATCTGATGTTTTGGCTATGGAGTCAAATAGCATAAATCAACTCAACGCAAAGTTGTCTGAGCTTAGACGTTTAAGAAACGAGCAAAACTCAACTGATGCTAATTATATAGCGAATATGACTACTATTATGCAAGCAGAAACACAGCTTATTCAAAAGCAGCGTGACGCTATGCAGATTGGGGTTGAACGTAAGACAATTGAACAACAAATAACTGAGGAGCTTTCTAAACGACCAAAATCAATTGATGCAATTATAGCAAGTCAAAAGCGTCTAAAAGAATTGTATTCGCAGATTGAAGATCCTAATACAAACGCAAATGCTGAACAGTTAAGGCAGCGTTACGCAGAGCTTTCAACTGAGTTGCAGAAGTACGGTACTATTGTTCCTAAAACTATTGCTGAGGAGATGAACATGACTAAGGCTATGTCAATGCAATCGGCTACAATTGAGCAGATGATACAGAAGCAGAAGGCATTGGTTGAAGCTAGAGCAAAAGAAAACGTATCTACTAAACAAGGTAGACAAAACGTTGCTGATATAAATGCTGAATACAATCGGTTAAATTCAAGGCTACAAGACTTCGGTGTTAAGCAAAGACGTGTAAATGACCAATTGTTAGGTCAAAGCAGAATATTATCGCAGCTAAAAGGTGAGCTTGGAGCGTATCTATCTATCTACGCAGTACAACGTTTTATAAGCGAAATGATTCGTGTACGTGGAGAGTATCAGATGCAACAGACTGCTTTATCGGCTATTATCGGAGAAGCGACTAAGGCAGAAGAGATATTTGGTAGAATCCAAGCGTTAGGATTGTTATCCCCATTCAGCACATTGGATTTGGTGCGTTATGTAAAGCAGTTGGCTGCGTTTAAGGTTGAAACAAACGAACTGTTCGATACTACAAAGGCATTGGCTGACATATCATCAGGACTCGGTGTTGACATGAGCAGATTGGTTTTAGCATTCGGACAAGTTAGGGCAGCTAGCGTATTGCGAGGTACCGAGGTAAGACAGTTTACGGAAGCTGGTATTCCTTTAGTGGATGAATTAGCTAAGAAGTTTACCGAGCTGAACGGTCAAGTTGTAACTACTGGAGAAGTGTTCGATTTAATTTCAACAAGACAAGTCCCGTTTGAAATGGTACGTGATATTCTGTTTGAAATGACCGAAGCTGGCGGTATGTTCTACAATATGCAGGAGATACAGGCTGAAACGTTACAAGGAAAGATTGCCAACTTACGTGATGCATATTGTAGAACATAC